TCGCTATCAATTTTAGCATCGCTATCAATTTTAGCATCGCTATCAATTTTAGCATCGCTATCAATTTTAGCATCGCTATCAATTTTAGCATCGCTATCAATTTTAGCATCGCTATCAATTTTATCAGATGGTAGCATCTGCTTACTCTGAGAGTATTCGTTCAGCATACTTACATTGGTATTCATCATGTGTCTTATTTTCATTACTAATCCTTTAGATCAACTTGATAGTGTTCGGTTTTCAATTTCCGTACGCGTCGTTGAATAGTTTACAAACCTTCCTTGTTCCGCGATTGTATGGGATGCCGAGAGAATAGGGGGGTATATCATTTTCCAGTTCAAAAGAAGAATTTCCATTAGGTTGTCTGCGAGTATTTGAGACTATGAAACTTTCCATTTGTTCTATGATGTTAGGGTTATTATCATCCGGAGAAAAGTGGGCAATCTGTTTTCCGTTTAGGAATAGGATCAGAAATGGCACGTATTCGATAGGCGTATTGGTCATGGCAGACATGTCCATCAGAATATAGTTATCATTTGCCATGTCCATGTACTGAAAATTAACCCCTCTTACAATGGTAGAGAGACGTTTAAAAGCTGGCATGAGATCATGACACCATTTACATGAGTTAGTATAGATGAATACGAATGAGTATCCTTGGTCGTTAATTTTAACCAATTGACCATCGTTAACGGTGAAATCCCTTGATGTTAAATACATTTTATATACGATTATATTATTCTTATATGTGATTACATACTAATGAGTTGGAACAACGCGAGCATCACAAGGAAAATAAGAGTCTTTACAAATATGAGAACCGCGTCAGAGTCGGGGACTATGGTTTTGAGAAAGTTATCTATCATGGGGAGACTGAGCACCACGAACATGATGGCGGGTATGATAATCTTTTTCAGTTGAAGTGATTTTGCTACGTTAACTCCATCCCCGAAAATCTCCCGCATCACGTTCATGTCAACGTCTGACGGTTGTTCCTGAGACGTTGGTAGATTTTTAATTTGATCGGCCATTTTCTTATTCTATGATAAATCATGTAAATTTAAAGTGCACGCTTCTTATCAGTCTCTGATATTTGCAAATCACGTTCCTTTGCCATCTGTTGTGCTAGGGACGTAACGTCAATTCTTTCTTTCTTTTGAATCGGAGGAGTGTCGCTAGGTGGTTCCAGCTCTTCGTCTGGTAATTCAGTAGCCGATCTAACTAACATGGTCCTACCTACACCTTTTCCTACACCTTTTACTACAGGCTGTTCTGGAACCTGGTTGTGTTCAAGCTTCAACTCGTTGATAACCTGATCGATCCACATGTAGATGTATTCACTTTCAAACTTTTGTTTGGTCTGGTTGATTGTTGAACCTGCGTAGTACTCGACCAACAGAGTGGGCACGTTTTTAATATCATTCTTATCAAGCACATCCTTGAAATTAACATAGTCAATGCAAGTCATGGTCATACCAATCACCTTTGGGAAATCGAAAGATAACCCCTCAATGTAAGATAGTAAGTCTATCGATGCCTGGGAGTATTTCGAGTATAACAACACGCAGTGTTTTCTGTTCATTTTATATCCATATGTTTTGCCTTTAGATTCTTGACGTTTATTAATGCCTCTCAGAAATCTTCAGCACATGTTTAAAATTTATAACCCATACTGGGTTATAAATGACGTCTAATTAATACAAAATCTTTCCAAGCTTTTAAACATCTCTAAGTTGCCCACCTCCAGTCTGTGCATATCTTTGGTTATTCCTTCCTGTTCACGTAACTTTAAATATGCACCAAGGTTCGCTCTAATCTCACCTTCATATAGAGTGATTCGGTCCTTGTACAATGGGTATATCTTTTCAAACTCTTCTCTACTTTTATCGTAATAATCAAAAATGACTAGTTTAGCGATGCTCTTATCGTCAAGGATTGATTTGATAAGTTCACTGCAGAAGCCAATCATTATGACCCTGTTTCTGGGCTTGTCATTTGACTTTGTAGATGATGAAATGGTTACCATTTTATGAAAGAATATTGCCTTTAGGCCACATGTGATCCTATAAGAGAAAAAAATAAGTTGAATTTTACTTGCAAAAACATGTAATAAAGCAAAACTATGTACTTAATACGTTTGGCATCTGACAAATGTGATCTCAGGGACGAGTACTCGTTAAATGAGTACATTACGTTCCTGGCAACATATGTTACCTCAGTGGACAACCTCATCGAGGTTATCAAAAGTCTCAAGTGTAAACTAACGACTGATAACCTTGATGATTTCTTCGAACCATTGACGCCTTACATTGAGACGTATAAACCTAAGCAATCTACTATCCTCAAAACATCCCATGCATTCTGTAACAAATGTGAACTGTATATACCTTCACATCTCCGCGTCTGGAGTAAGAACAACCCTGAACTCTTTTCAACGGAAATTGCCTTCTTTCATAGCCTACTAACGTATTTTAAGACTTTGATCAAGGCTGACACGGCTACTTACCCTTTAGATGATTTAATCAATGGAGAAGATACACCACTTTCTGGACAAACAAACCGTGAAAAGTTGAAATTGATCGCTTCTGTTGTAAAATATTATGACGTTATATGTGAACATTTATTATAACCACGAAGGGTGGGTCAAACAGTTAAAGAAGAGTTGAATATCCAAGAAACATATTTATGAGCATAAAGTGATAGACAAAATGACTATGTCTAATAAAGTTATTATGATGAACAATCAAATTACAAAGGAAAATGTTAAATATCTAAGGAAAATTCCAGATGTTGACAAGGAAAACCCTTCAGTAGAGTTGTACTGTTCTGAGTATAGGAACCAGAATTGCATCCCTCATAGCACCAATGCGAAAAGCTACGTCTTTCATGGCGACACGCTTTTCCTTGAAAGCTACCCCTACTCGATTGAACTCACCAAATCCAAATATGAAGGTTTTGGATTTGAGTTTGAAAAGTGTAGGTTTTCTGAGGCGCATGAAGGTACCTTGCTTCGAGTGTTCAACATTGAAGGAAAGTGGTACACCTCCACAAACCGACGTCTGGATGCTTTCAATAGTAAGTGGGCGGCAAAAACGACCACATTTGGTCTCCATTTTGCCGACACGGTCAGAGAAAACATCAGGAGTGTCACTGACGATGAATATTTCGAAGATGAAGATGAATCCTTAGAGGAGAGAAAGAAGAATGCCAAGGAATACCTCAACGCGATTTATGATAAAAATCTGGACAAATCCAAGAAGTACATGTTCCTGTTGGAGCCATGTAAAGAGGAGCGCATCGTTTGTCTCACAGGATCACCCCGCTTCTTAAATATTGGAGTGTTTGACAAAGACAACAAATTGTCATTTAATGAGGATGTGATCATGGATGGGTTTAAAGTTCCGAGACCTCGAGAGCACGTCTTTAAAGACGTGCAGGAAATGTTTTCCGCACTTGACTCGGTAGATATTAATCACATTCAGGGATTCATCGCCATTCAAGAAAATAAGCACTTTAAATTCCTCAATGATAGGTACAAATATTTATTCAACGTGAGAGGAAACGTGTCAAGCATCAGATTTAGGTTCCTTGAGCTCAACTGCCAGAACACCGTCATCAATCTGAGAAATAGGACCAATCAGCAGACTACTGCTCAGATTGGTAATATGCTTGAAGACTTTTGCCACCTGTATAACTTCAACCCTCAGCCCCTGCTCAACTATATCTGGACGACGGTTGTAGTGGATCTTTTCAACAAGTACAAGAAAAGGTATATCGATAAGACTGAGCCCTCGGACAGTACAATCACTTCAAAACAGGATAGGATGTTGAAAGAGATTCACAATCGTTACAATGAGTCTGTGAGACATGGCAATAGAATAATAACAGATAAAAACAGGATTTCAGACATCCTCGCGATACAGAAGCCATCAGATCTCAACCAGCTCATTGGAGAATATGAAAAGATTGATAAAAATGCAAAGCGAGAGATCGCTGCATGAGAAGAAAGTAAACAACTAATTCGACCACTGCCCAAACCATCGGGCTTTGAAAATTTTACCCCACGGGGTAACATTTTCTCAACATGAAACTGAAATCTAAAGACAGTCAGTGTATAATTATAAAATGTATCTCACCGTAAGTCAATTGCTTAACAATCCTTGTAAACTCAGTTATCTCAATGACCAGTACATGCAAGAGGTGTTCAGGTTCAAGGATCATGACATTCTATTTCTAAAATTATTTTGGCATCCAGGTTTTGACGAATTATGGATCCTCCTTGATGAGCCGTTCATTGAAGCTTGGCTCATTAAGGATAACAATCTCACTCTTAATCGATTGTATCAACAGGTTCTTACCATGTTTCACAGGGAAACTGACTACAGGTTTTCAACAGAAGACAATCATGAGAATATGTATATGGTAAAGGGTTACTGCCTGAAGGATCTCTGCCTTATTTGCAATAAGCTCTTCAGGGATTTCTTCGTGAGGCTAGCCCGAGTGGCACACATGCTCATGCTCACCAAATCCATTGATGACAATTCACTCCAGATGACAATTAACAAAACAGCTAAGCAGGTCGGGGTTCTCTCTCAGAAAACAGATAATCTCACATTCCTCGTCGATGAAATAGTAGGTAAGCGAGTGGAAGAGATTGCTAAGAGGGTCGTGGTGTCTCAGTCTGATTGTGAGGAAGTGATTAACCTCGTCAGATTACCATCGTGCAACGATGCAACGTCGCCGCTAATACCTGTTCATCTCAGGAATGCTGGGTACGTCGTTATAAGATGTCTCCGTAAGAACTACGCGAAGCATTTGAATAGGATTAAATCATACGGTAATCTTATTAACGAAGAAGTGTTTAAAAAACCCATTGAAAACAGAGGTATAAATTTGGTCAGTGAACTCAGAGATATGGGTGTCAAGACGCACAAGAGTAATGGTATCTCCTCGGATGATCATGTCGATCTGATAGAGAAGGTCAAGGCCATCCTCGAAATAGAAGACAAGATGTGAAACAAGCTAGGCTATTTTATGTTCATTACATTAACATGTAATGAAACCATATTCCTAAAAAAATTGAATAGATTTATCGACTAACAATCTAATATATTAAAAGGATGTTTGATAGTAAGAACAAAATAACAACAAACGTTTCCCTCAACGAATTCCTGAGGGAGATGAAGGCACCCAATGATCCCACTCATACACACGTGTCAATGGGTACCCCTATGGGTGTATACTCCTTTGGTTCAAAAATGAAGGAATTTTGGCGCATCTATAGCAACACCCTTTCTCAAAATAATCCAGTGTACCTTGCCGAAAACCCAGGGAAAGAGACACCCATCCTTGTTGATATCGATCTCAGAGTAAAAAAGTCTATTTTATTAAAAGAAGATGAGCTACGCCCACACCTCTACACTGACAAACAGGTCAAGGAAGTAGTGAACGCGTACCAACAAGCCATTAATGAGGTTGTAGACTTTTCAAATGTAGACGTGGACAAACAAAACGCATCCTTCACATGTATTTTACTTGAAAAGAAACCATATGAAACAGAAATTGCTGGTGAAAAGTACATAAAAAACGGTTTTCATCTTCACTTTCCTAAACTGTTCCTCGACAAAAAGGTGCAGGAGGTGTACATTATTCCCAAAGTGAAGGAAAAAATTAACGGTCTGTTTGAGAACATTGGAGCCAAAGACTTTATAGATTCTAACGTATTAAACGTCCACTGGCTCATCCATGGATCAAAGAAACACAGCACATCTACTCCCTACAAAGCTACCAAATGTTTCCTCAAAGATGTAAAGGAGGTCACGCTCGAGGAAGGTTTGTCTGATTACGTCTGCAACAAGTATCCAGGTGAAACGATAGAAGACGTGGACTGTAGAAATAATGTGAAGAATATGTTGCCTCGTATCCTATCCATTTTCCTGTACGACCGGGCAGACACGTACTTTTACAATCCCAAACCCAGCATCACTACCCCTCTCATAAAAATATTTGAGATGGTGAAGAGTAGAAGGAAGCAATACGCTAACGACTCTGTAGAGAAAATGCTCCACGAGGCGCAGACACTTCTCAGTATGATTAAATCTTCCCGCGCTGATGACCGACACACTTGGCTAAACTTTGGATATTGTCTTTGGCAGATTAGCGGTGGTGATGACGATGGCTTCTCATTATGGCTAGAGTTCTCAGATCAGAGTGATAAATTCAACGAGAGTGAATGCCTGTCGCTTTGGTCAAAAATGCGTCCCAACAACTACACTATTGGCACGCTTAAGCACTATGCCAAACATGACAATCCTGAAGAGTATGAAAAGATGATTAACAACAAGACCCATCACCTCATCGCTAATTCTGTAAACGGATGCCACAGCGACATAGCCAAAATTCTGTTCAGTGAGTATGGTAATGAATTCGTGTGCAGCGCGCATAAGGAATGGTATCATTTTGAAGATCATATTTGGAAGCCTAGTGCTGGGGGTATCGACCTCCGTAAGCGCATATCAGATGATAGCGGCATCATCATTAAGCAACTCACTAAAAATAAAAATGAAATTTATAAATCAATCGAAGAGTTGGAAGAAAATAACGCAGAGAGGAAGGCGTTGGAAGCACAAATTAAAAAGATGAACTCTCTCATCAGACAATGCAAGACCGCTCCTTTCAAAAACCACGTCATGGTAGAGTCACAGGAAGTTTTCTACAACAGTCAATTTTACAACATGCTTAATAAAAATCCATATCTTGTGGCTTTCCAGAACGGAGTATTTGACTTTGAGAACGACATTTTCAGGGACGGTACCCCTGAGGATTACATATCTGTCGCGATGTCAATCGAATACAAAGATTACGGATCAATCGATCATCCCGATGTGATAGAAGTAGATAAATTTTTTCAAAAGGTCTTCCCAGACCCAGAAATCCGCGACTACTTTCTAAACCAAGCGTGTCGTGTTTTTGTGGGTGGTAATTTTAACAAGGTTATCCTCTTCTGGACTGGCGAGGGTGACAATGGTAAGACAGTTACACAAACGTTGTTTGAAAAGATGCTGGGTAAACTGGCGGTCAAATTCAGCACCTCTCTCATCACAGGTAAGAAAAGCAACATTGGGGCAGCCAGTCCTGAGATGGCTCGCACCGGTGACGGTGTGAGATGGGCGGTTATGGATGAGCCAAATACGGATGAGATAATCAACGCCGGTACACTCAAGGGTTTGACTGGTAACGATTCATACTGGGCACGCGACTTGTTCCAGAAGGGTAAGGATACGAAGGAGATTAAACCCATGTTTAAACTACACATGATCTGCAACACACTCCCGGCCATCAGAGACGCTGATAGGGCTACCTGGAACAGGGTCCGGGTCATCCCATTCGAAAGCACTTTTTTACCACAAGATGAGTGTCCTAATGACTTTGAGGAACAAATGAAGGCGAAGGTGTTCCCTATGGATAAGAACTTTAATGATAAGATTCCCGATATGACGCAACCATTGGCCTGGTATCTCATTCAGAGGTGGCGCGCAATCAAATCGTTGGACCCCGTCGAGCCACAGAAGGTCAAAGTGGCTACTGATATGTACAGACAGGAGAACGACATTTACAAGCAGTTCGAGCAGCAATGCGTCTTTTCAAAGAAGGATTCCAGGCTCTTCCCTGCTACTCTGTACAGTTGTTTCAAGGAATGGTTAAAGGAAGAGTATCCCAACCGCACCCCCTTCAACGGGACTACTTTCAGGACACACTTTATCAAACATTGGGGTGCACTTGTGAAAGACAAGTACTGGCTTGATAAGACGTGCGTAGAGGAAGAAGATGAAGACGAAGTCTAACCAATGAGCTAATCACGTGCCTTACACGCCTTTTACTTTTTAGATAGTTGTAACCCTCCGGGGTTACAACTTTTTTTATGCACTTATGCTTGACGTTTTTCTGCAAAATGTAGGTAGTCGTCGCATCCAAAACTAAAGTCGGGTACCTGCTCGGCTTTGAAGTAGAAAACAGCGTCTGTCCATTCATTACTCTGGATCTGATTATTTATGTAAATACATGTGTAGTCGGTGGTCATTTCGTTCATTAGTTGGCAGAAAATTGAGTACGAGGGGATGATGCTAGCAAAGTTCTTGTAAATCTTTTCACGGTTACTTTGATTGGGGTCCCTGAAAATGAAAATCCCATCTATGTTTGTTCTAATGCTGGGTTTGAAATCAAAGACATACTGGTTGGCGAAAATAGCTAACATGTTCCAATGCCTCCCGTTCTTGAATAACCCTTGCATGAGTGGATCGTTGAATATCTTGACGTCGTCCATACAGTCATCCATCACAAGTACACCCCACGGGTTACTTAGGTGCTGTCTGGCCATTTTCTGACGTTTGATGAAGTTTTCAATCACTTCTTTATTGTATTTATCAAAGATGAATAGATCAGGGAAAAGACTAGAGTAGAACCTGTTGCTGTCCTCGGAACCGGAAATAACGATCCCTGTGGGGATAATGTGTTGCTTGGAGTATAACAGATGTTTGATCAGAACAGATTTGCCTGAACCTGGCTTGCCTATGATGGTTATTTTGGAGCCACCCATATTAAGGTTTTCCAAGTTGGGTCTGATTGAGTTTATATTCAATTCCTTAATAGAAATCGTTTTGAGAACCATTTTTCCTCACAATTTGGGTCTCTAACCCTTTTTTGAGGGAATTTACCTACTTGATTGTTGAATGGTTTAAAATAATTGAATTATAGACAGAATGATTAATAGAAAAGATTAAAGCAATCATGAGTTCAAACATTATCTCTGTTGAAAATGATGATTCATTTCACAAACTAGATGTTAAAAATATTATAGTCGAAAAACCCAACCAAAAACCTACCCCAAATCAAAAGGGTGTCTGGGCCAACATTAAATACAAATACGAAGGAAAGTTGGACAAACTTAAAATTCAGACAACTCAGCTATTCTCATATGGAATCTCGCGCTACGAGGAAACATCTCCCTCCAAAATGTCGTTTGTCATGAGAGACAGGAAGTTGAGAGAAATGCAGGCTAACGGTGAGCAGCTGTCGGATGAACAACTACTCGATATTGAGCTTGAGGATGGAACTATAAAGATTTTGGAAGATATTATGAGTAAAGTCAGGGAGGAACTGATGACAAGCGAAATGATCGCAGCACTCAATAAGACTCGTGACAAAAAGTGGGCTTCTAACGTAGAGAGTATGGAAATTGTCAAAAGGAAAGAACAGGACAATGGTATAGACTCGGTTTATATGTACGCTAAGGTTGTGGAGGGTAATAACTTCATGAAAACTAAGTTTTATGATAACGATGATCAACCCCTCGATCTAGCTGACACTGTCGTAAGGCTTCTCGATAAGAATATTACCTGTCGCGTAATTGCAATGATTGTGGTCGACAGTGTGTTTATTGGAGCCAAGGAGCCATACATTCAGTTGAAGCTTTCAGAGGCAATCCTGAGTAGTGTTATAGAGTCAAAGCCTAAGCGTGACATCCGCTTATCCTCTCATTTGAAGAATAAGTTGGTCAGTGAAAAACCCATCGCGTGCGATTCTGATTCCGATTCCGATTCACCATCTGTCACATGTTCTAACAAGAAGGTCATTAATAACGATAGTGATTCAGATAACTAAATATATGTACCCCTTTTCTTTGAAATTTAACCCTTCGGGGTTACATTTCTGTCATACATTCCCATGATGAATGATTTATGTAGTATTTTAATAAATAAAATGAGTAAAATTATTATCGACCAGATCAATGACAAGTCAATATGGAACGACTCTGCAATAGAAGAGACGATCAAGCGCATGGACCCAGATCAACTGTATCGTTATCAGAAGATGGCCCAATGCATGTACGATAAGGCCAATGATCCTAATCCTCACACCGTTAAAATGGAGGCGTCTACGCAAGTGATGCTAATGTTGCGTGACGGTCTCAATCCCGATATGCTTGAAGAAGATGAAAGACAGATCTTCATCGAAACTTATGGCTTAAAGTCTCTACAAGAGTATTCAAAAGAGTATTCAAAAGATGACGATAGAAACGACAATCAACGCGTTAATTCAGATCAAGACCAAGCTCAAGGAATATCAAACGGTGATCAACGGACTAAGAAAGGAGGAAGTGGAATTAGTAAAAGAGATCCAAACCTACCTCAATGAGCGAAACGAACAGGGCATCAGAGTCGACTCAAACACGTACATCTCATTGGCAAATCATGAGAAGAAAATAAATCTCTCTAACAAAGACCATCAGCAACGTGTACGTGATTTACTCTATTCAAAAGGAATTGATGATGAGAACTTCATCGTACAACTTCTCAACAAGACTCGTAATGTAGTCAATGAACAAAAGCTCGAGATCAAGAAAGACAAGTAGTTTAGATAATTTTATAACCACTAGTGGTTATAAAAAACATGATTACCATTTAAGTTCATCATATGGTACTTGCTCATAACAATATAGGTCAAATTCCATCACGCTATCCAACCATTGTTTAAACGTATTCAGGATGGGTACGTTATAAGATAGTATCTCTATACCTTTGTATTTTATAAACAGCTCATGAGACTGGGCGTATTCTGAAAATTGCTCACCATCATCAGTGACTCCTGTGATGCTATTAAAGTCCTGACTGTAAAGATCCTTTAATGAGTATATAGCTAGATACCTTTTTATTGTCCTCAAGTAATCCGCGCTCAGTTCAAACGCGGACATAAGATCAGCCGCCTTGACCAAAATCCCTTCTTCAGTTTTACGACCTCTGAACTCGATCTGCGGGTACGCGTCAAAAGTAACCAACGTGAGATCTATTATGACGCTTTTACCAGGTGTATCGGATGGAAATTGTGGAAATGTAGAACATTCGTCAGGTGTTGTGGGAGGTGTCAATACATTCGAAGGTGCATTCAAAAACGACATGGTTACTTATACCATGGTTGTCTTTAACCCTAAAATCACTCTTTAATCTCCTCTTCAAAACAGCATTCTAGCGCTAGTTTGATAGCCTTGTGCGTCATGCTTACCTTCATACTTTGGTCGATAAGACTGAGACCATTTAGTTTCTGCTTACCCTTACTTATTATTTTCATCTGATGGCACTTGTTGAGGAGTTCTAAAAGTGAGTCCCAGTAACTATTAATCGAATCGTTAATAAGTTTGACAACGTTCTTGTGTACTCGTTCCAATTCTGGAATAACATTATTAAATAGTAGTGTCTCAATATCCAAAACTACTAGTAATTTGGTCTCCTTTGGCCCATTGGTATAGAAAACATCAACATCTCCACTTCCATGTAACACTAGCAGATACTCTTCAGAGATGATGCCTATTTTGTAAGGGATTGATTTGAGGGATGGTTCCAGTTGTTTAATGAGATGTATGAAACCTTGAGGTGATGATGTGGCTCGTACTTCTTTAACGATAGACAAATCTGGGTCAGCTGCCAACACAGCTTCAAAATTGACATCATTATCTCTCCATCTTGATAAGTTTAGAAACTTTTTTATATCCATTTTAACTTCATGTTTTGAGGGTATGTAAAGCAGACATGGGATATTGTTCTCGGTATTAAAGTAAACGTATCGCAGCTTGTCGTTGCGACCGTATATTTCCATTACCTTGCACCTGAGTGCTGGCTTACTTCCAATTTTATTCCGACATGTAAGTAAATCATACAATTTAGAATATAACAGCATATTTTACTCAAATGGAATGATCTTTAGACTCCTTTAAATATATAATTATTTAACTTGTTTTTCTCTAGAGATTTAGTAGTGTTTTACTCGTCGCTATTTTTTGATATCTGCTTCCTCTTTGGCGATGTTGCAGCCTCTTTCTCTATTACCTTACTCAGTTCGGCATTCACTATATTTTCCAATTCATCTTCATTAACATCTATTCGAAGCGGTTCAAGGTCACACATGGCAGACTCACAGGGTGATTTTTGGGAAAGGATGGGTGTTTTATGATCAGATGAGTGTTGGTACTTGGTTCCGTACATGTCGTGGAGGTCGTCTGGGGGAGGGGGTCTTGCAAACAACATTTCAATTGCCTCGAATCGTTTGGACAGTTTGTTCATCTCCTGGTTCTGAGCAGAAACCTTCATGTACATGAAGTAACCCAATACGGCGATGGACGCTATACATATGGTACACATGATTATATTTTCCAAATTCATTTTCTATTAGCCATTTGAATAGTTAACTCGTATAGATTTATCAAACATGGTCTGACGGCTCAATAATGATATAAATTTACTTTTATTTATTATAAAAATGAAGTTACAACCAACCTGTGCTATTTGTTTGAGTAAGATTAAGCTCGTTGATCTACGCTACGGGGTCAATCGCAAGGGCCCTGGCCGCAAGCTTCTTTGTAAGCACGTTTTCCACGCTAGTTGCATAAAGAGTATGTACAAACCTCAGTGTCCCTTGTGCGAACATCCCATCTTCAATAACGATGAGGAAGCACTTTTCACGTGCGCGTCAGAGGAAGAAGTCATAAGTATCCTCAAGAATTTACACGAGTACAACATTAACATGAAAAACATGTTTACTTTCCTCACAACCGATAAAAGAGCGATAGATAAATACAAATGGATCGTAGACCTAATTTACAAGTACTATGACTTTACACAGCTACTCGCCGAAAACCTGGATAATAAGAAGCTCGTGAAAGAGATAGTTGTGAGAGGGAAAATCAATTGGTTTAAAACCTTCTATGGTGGCTCAACATTCTCTGATTTGGTCCATGAGCGTACGAGTGATGCCGAGATCATCGCGTTAATTCATGACAGGTTGCCAATAGACAGTAAGAGAGTCACCGTTCCAAGCAGTTCCACTATAAACACGTCGTTTGGAACAGTAAATGTAACACAAACTGTTCCAACATCTGTCGATACGTTAGCATTTTTTCAAAGACATAGGCGCATGGATAGTATGTCGGGAGCAGCTATGGAGAACCAACTGCGCAGACCTGACAGAGTACAAACAGCCACTGTCAGAAGGTCTCTTAGGGGATTAACACCGCCCCTAATTGAAATAAAGGAACGGTCTGTGTTTGAACAGCCTCAAACCTATCCAATCTATGAGAGATTGTATCCTGTGGTACCGTCTGCACCTCCAATTGAATTAATGTAACGGACTTATTAACACCGTCATATATAGAAAAATGTTCATATCTGTGTTATTTTACCTATTCACGTTGATTAATTTGTTTGCCGTGAAAGATGTGTACTGGCCTCTTTTGAAAGATCATGTTGATGCGTTCATGGCCCTAAATGCAATCACACAGAGCTGGCAGGCAACCATCATATGTGTTATATTTTTCATCAAAGCGTTGATCAGGGCGGTGTACAGAGAGAGGGTCACTAAACTGAAGCAGTGGTGGCATCAGACCGCAACACCCCTTGGTAATGACAAGTTTCTGTTGGTTCACTACATTATGGGCGAGAAGGTCAAACTGATTGTGAAGAAGCGCGAGGATGAGATTGAAACCGTCGTGGACGAGGGATACAACGAATGTTACACAGATGAGGCCAGACCTTTCCTCATGTATGAACACGAGGAGCTGGGACCTGAGATGTTGGGACTCGAAAAGGCTCTTATCGTTCATACAAAGAAAGGTGATTTACTACGAATAGATGTGAAAGTAAAGAATGAATAGAAAAAATTAGAGAGTTATGTGTATGATAGGAAGAGAAAAATGAAAGTATTAATTATCCCCTACCATGGTATGAGTACCCAGCTTAGCAAGGCTATGGAGTTCTACAATTGTCTACCTAAGAAGGTTGAATGCAAAGGTAACTCGTGTCCTATCGTCAAACCTTTTAACATAATGACATCTGATGAGGTAAAGAATAACATTGTCAACACCCTCAAAAATAATGTTAACGTGAAGGAAATACACGTGTTGGCTCTGAATGAACAAGATCAATTTACATTTGTAGAAATGAGTCGTTCTGGTAATTGGGGTAGCATGAAGAAGGGTGTCACTATCAAGATAATTTTATACAAGTGATCAAGTAGGTATTATTTATAACCTGAAAGGTTATAAATGTAATGTTATTAAATGGTAATTCCTAATCGTCTCTTCATTGCTTCAATTTGGCTATTCGAAGGGGTAGTGCCGGTAGCAGCAGTGTGAGTAAGTTTGTATGCATTAATCTTACTATCAAACACAGCCTTACACTCTCTTAACTCGATAAGTTTTTTTTCAACAATCTTATCCCTGAGAGATGCTATCTCATCTTCAATCTTCCTAACGGCTAGTTTACACTCAATCACAGCCTGCTCGCTATTACCTAACTCTTCACGAGTTGCACCAAGCATTTCTAATTTATTCTTTTTCTCCTTTTCACATGAAACCTTGTATAACCCGCTAATCAATAGTATTACAAGGAGAGAAGCTATAAGGAATCTTGTTATCATCTTTTTATTGATATCTGAAAATCTTCTGATGGTCTATGGATCTTATCTACATCTTAGAAAAAGATGCACGAAGTAACATCGTACCCCAAAGGATTCAACGCGCCCAAACATATCAACATCCTCCTTGATTTGGACAATACACTCATATGCTCAATATCCAAAGAAGAGGAAAAACCCATTTTTAAACCACGAATGAAACAATTCAGATGGGAAAACATGGAAAACATTTACAAGGTTTTCGAACGACCTGGTCTCCAGGAATTCCTAGATTTCTTATTTGAAAACTTTAATGTTAGTATTTGGACAGCGGCCTCCAAATCATATGCTCTGTTTATTATCCACGAGTTCATACTGAAAGATCACCCAGAGCGTAAGCTCGACTACATTCTATTTTCATACCATTGTAAGAAATCAAAACGCATCCGTGGCTCTCAGAAGGCGCTCGATATTCTAAAGGATGAGTTTGCACTTGCAAGATTTGACATGAATAGGACTTACATCATAGATGATCATCCCGAAGTGTACTCGACCCAACCCGACAATTGTATCAAGGTCAAAGCTTTCGAATTCACAGAACGCAAGTCATGGGAAGATAATGAACTAAATGAGCAAATACGTCCCACGTTAGAAGCCCTGCTTCAGAACCTTGAATGATAAGTAAATAATATACATTAGCAGAATACAATGACTGGATTGAATATAGTTCTAGGACTGAAACCAGTGACGTAGTATAGATTTTGTAATGAGATAAAAAGCGACACGGGGTTATGAAAAGATGTCAATAAATATTTTGGCCCTCAACTCAGCCGTCCTAAAAAAAATAGAAAAGGAGGATATAATCAACGAGGAGAAAATACAACTCCTGGATAGCTTACTACTCGACGACTCGTATCATTTAGACCTTGGTGTATATGAAGAACTGCAGGCGTTGAAAAAATCAGTCGTGAACGAAAAAAAGACGTTTCGCGCGCTTTTCTTTATGCGCACTCATGCGCTGATCATTGAATATACCAACATACTCAAGAAACCCATATCACACGTGAAAGAAGACAATCTACCTATACTAAGAAGGAAGAATGAGCTAATTATAGCTTTTCTTGATATCGTAAGACATATGGCTAAAACAAAAGAATGGGATATTGATATACCACCCAATCCCGAGAAGGTAGACTACATTAACCTGAACTCTTACTGTCCATCATGTGAGAACGTAGATGAGAATAAATTTGAGATAGATGAGTTTAATAGGAAGACCTGCCTCAATTGCTCTACCCAACAGTATGCAATCGAGACGGGTATCACTCACAAAGACTACACCCGCGTCAACGTAGTAGGTAAATTTATTTACAACAGAATTCTCCACTTTCAAGACTGTATCAAACAATACCAAGGCAAACAGAATTGTAAAATTCCAGAGAAGATATATGAATATTTAGATTCAATGTTCAAAGATTATAAGTTACTCGTCACCGATCCGGTAGACTCATCACTACCCAAACACATCAAGTATTCAAAGATTACACGTAACCAAATAATGATGTTTCTCAGAGAAAAGAGGTATACCAAACACTATGAAAATGTAAACCTAATATATTTTACGTTGACAAGCAACAGAGTCGATGATATTGGCTACCTCGAAGACCGGCTTATTGATGATTTCAAAGAGCTTGTATCTTTTTATGACAATATACACGGTAAGGATAAAGAAGAGGAACTGGATAGGAAGAATTTTATGAATGTCCAATATCTCCTCTTTCAATTGCTCAAACGCCATGGACACCCATGCAAGATTGAAAACTTTACCGTTTTAAAGACAATCGACAGGAAAAAGTTCCATGATAACATATGTAAGAATCTTTTTAATAGACTTGGCTGGAAGTTTACACCAACCTTCTAGAATGAGTAGATTCATTACTTCATGAAGTAATGAATAGGAAAGGCTGCATCTACATTTATTCTCTTATTTCGAGCTGGTTTTCTACATAATCAAATGGATATTCAACCCCATTCTTTAATTTAAGAATGATTGTATCACGTTCCATTTCACGCACTAGTTCAGTGCCTGGTCTGTGGAGCGATACAACCTTCAAGAGGCCTTGGTCTATCTTTCTGGGAGTGTTTGTCTGCACCGCGATGTCGTGAAGGCGCATAGACTGATCAAGGATAGATTTGAGCGTCTTGTTGCACACGTTGCCATTATTCACACCATCATCACAGTCTATAACGGCGACCACACGTCTGGTCTCGCTCTTCGGTTTCATGCTGTACACGTCTATGAGGTCATTTATTGATGACATACTCAGACGAATGGTTCTATCCCAGTCAAAGTAGACAATGACAATACCAACTAACGTAAATACAATTGTAAGAATGATTAACCACCTTTTCATTTTATTACAACTAATATATAATTCCCGAAATCACAATGGCATCAACGCGGTGTATAACGCTTCACCGTTAACCAGATAACCCAGCACCATCCCAGGTAGCGCATCTGAATGATTTGTAAGATTTGTTACTTCGTCAACGTTGACATACGAATACACATCTACAGGTTTATCTCCACCCACATCCTCTACATCACCCATGTACCCGTTGTACCCATACCTATCCCAAAACTTAACCAATTCACTAGCCACATGTAGTCCCGATTTCACAACAATCATATTTTCCCCCTCTCCATACACAGGCAGCACGTTCTGAGCAAGGTAAATCTGATCAGCAATCGATGGGTTGTATATAAAATACGGATGTGAATAATTCACCCTCACGTTCTTAATGACTATGTTGTTTGTTTTGTAGTTTTCTATCAACCCAATCACAGCACTGGGAGTGTCCAACAAGAATTGAGAAGGGGAGTGGTCAAAGTCGGATATTTCGTCGTAAAAGTCCCCAATATACAACCTATCCTTGTACGCAATCAGTTCATCAAAATGAGTGTTTTGATACAACCTAAGGCTGTAAATCAATCGCACAAGCATTTCCTTTGACGTAGTGATTACCTTACTCTGTTGATCAACAAACTGTGAATCAAGCGAGTATTTGGAGGAGATGTTCCTGCTCGTAAATACATGGTTGGGTTTGATGAGTATATGCTGATTGATAAAGTCAAGTAGTTGTTGCTCATTCAAAGGTTTGGTCGTATACCCCTTTGCGTGCATGAATCGCGACATGAAGTAGAGGCCGTACTGGTAAATGATCTTGGCAATCTTTTTGTTATGATTGAATTGAGAAACTACAGTAGTTTCTAATTTGAGGAGTTCACTGTAATCCTCACGGTCATAGTTCATAAGCACCCCCTCAAGCTTGTTCGTATCATCGCATAGGAATGTAACCTTCAAATTCCCCTTGCTCATTGTCGCCATTACTTCACGCACACGTCCGGCGCTGACACGTTGCTGAACAAACAAAACATTAGTAACCTTTGCAAATTCTTTTAATATTTCTAAAGATGTTCTATACACTTGGGTTGCGTTTCCCGCGTTGTATGGAGGTAAAGGTTCAGAAACCATGGTAATCATGTTGCCATTAAAGTCTATGTTAACTACTCTACATTTACCGTAAACGTCGATAACCTGAGATTTGACATTGAGTCTGGGAATTGAGATTGAAGGTAGCATAGAGTTGTGACTAAATGATCTGTTGAGATTCCTGAAAATTGCCCACATCTTTTCAACAACGTGATCATAGTGAGGAAATGACGTGTCCATGTTGTCGAGAATTTTCATGTCAGGGGTTTTGGTCCTTGTAATCAGCTCACATTGGATTTGGGAAAAGTCCACGTCGTTCGTATTGATGTCATGCTGATAAACGAATACAGTGGCACGCGTAGGCTTCATCTTGTAGTAGGCCTGAGCGTGTCGGGGAATGTGTATCGTACCATCGGGGTCCTTGTCGCTGGCAGATAACACAAAAATGTTACAATTGAATACTAATTCAAGGACATGTCCAAACTCTAGAGCATTGAGGTTGGAATTGCTCATCTTATCCATTATAACGTCTACGGGTTCATCGTAAAACTCCTGTTTTGCTGCCATTGCGTTAATCTCAGTGGTTATCTCCTTCCTCATTTTCTGCACTACAGGTATACGGTCCTCTACTTGGAGGAATTGAATGTTTTTGATGTTTAGGGCTAACATGACACATTCGAGGAATGAGCTCTTGGTCAAATTGGATCCTACTCTGATAAACTGGAACTGAGGATTAGGTTCAATAATTGAGAAAAGTTTTTTAATGTTAGAAGGAAGCGTGCCCGGCAGGCCAGGTCGGAGTGTCTTGCCTGAAATGAAAATGTCCTGCACGGCACTATTCTTTATATTCAGCGTTTCCTGTTGATAGTAGTGTCTGAATTTGGTACCTACCCTGTTCTGATCTTTAGTGTAACAGCATGGAATGTAGGGAAACTTGATTTTGTTATCGAGAGTGTTTTCTCTCAGACCCGGATAAGGGTGCGTATCGTGATCACACATGTAGTAACGCTTAATGCTCTCTCCATACACAGGGAACTCGATAACCTGTTTCTTTCTGTTTCGTCTATATTGATTTGCTCGCTCCTTGTTTATAATGGTTGGGCGTTTAAGACACTTTCTAGAATAAGTGGGTAGAAAGATATCTGGAGCGATGGCTCTCAGTTCGAGTTTTTCCAGTTTTCTAGGTCTTTTAATTAGTTTGGTTTGTTCATCCCTGAGGAATTTGGATCCTAAATACTTTCTGTATTCGGCTAGTATGAGGTCCCTCTCGTTGTTGTAAAGATTAAATAGTCTTCCCAAAATCTTTTGATACCTGAGTGATTCTTCAATTGTTTTTACCTTGACCCTGACTCTAATGAAATTACTACCCTCATCCTCCATCCCGTACATGTTGGGTTTTTCCGTCTCCTTCATCGTAACACTCAGAATATCTGATGTATTGATGACGTACATGTAGGCGTTGAGCTTGGTCTTGGACGCCCTGATTGACTCATTGAGCGCTACAATCTTGTTGAAGAATGGATTGTTTAAGCACATTTCTGCCCAGATAGGTATGAGGATGGTTTGATTTGGATAAGTGATGAAACCCCCCGTGGAGAGCTCATTCATGTGAGTAATCATGGTTCTATTTAATGTTGGGAAGATCTGCAGAGCCCTGTCTATGAAAACGTCACGTGATACGTTACGATAACCAACGCTCATGTTCAGAGTGGCAACTACCTCGCACTGTCCGCTGCTGTTGGTGACAACTGTGAACGCAGTGTCTGCATACTTTTTGTACTTGTTCTTGAGTTGCCTCAGATCTGCCGTCGTCTCTCCATTCACTTTAACCAATATTACGTTCGGGGTTTCTAATTCAAGCCAGTCGGGATTTGGTGAAAAGTCATGAAAGATCTTGTAGAAAGGTCCATTTGTATCCGCGGAACCTGTCACTGCGTACGGAGCCATTTTGGTAACTGTGAGTGAGTTGTAAAGTTCAGGTACATTGATTGAACCTTGAATCGCAAGACGAATACTAAACTGGACGGTAGAAACCTCATACTCTGCCGTATTAATTGAAGGAATATTGTCAAATTCCTCAAACGCTAGAGTAGTTGCATCTACCTTCTTTTTGAGTCTGTCTAGATTATCCTTCATCTTATTCATGATTGTCTGTCTGTCGTTCAATATTGTTATGGCATTCAACGTAGTGAGTCCTGAAATGGTATAAGTCAGGAACATTTTAATATCCTCGGCGGACTTGTTACTATTTGTAATGTCATGAGTAACGATGAATAGTCGCTCCGCATCCTCTCTGCTGATTTTGTCAAAGTTGATCTTGTCTTCTGGAAACACAGTATCTTTTGAATTAATGATAGATGCGAGGACGTTGACGACAACTATGTTACCTGTCTGTGATGTGTTTTCTAGTTCAGGGTCAAACACGAGGTACTGAGGTAACGTGTTCATTGATATCGCTATCCTATCTTTGATAGTATCAACTGTATCGGATAAGTATACCTTGATTTTCTTACCATTTATCTGCATATTTTACTCACTTAAGATACCTTTTAAGGTATACCTACTTTTCGCATGATTATGAATTGTAATCTTATTCAAACATTGGTTGATGGTTCTTTCATGTTACGCTCCGTTGCGTTTGTCATGGTGTTGATACTACCAAGTAGGTTGGTGCCCGTCTTTTTAAAGATCATTTTGCTCACAATGAATAAGACTACGTTCATCGTCAACATCATGCAGAGCCTGATCTCTGGCGACCATTTGCTTCCTGTCGGCATGTAGCTCTTCTCTGCCATTTCGACGAGCAGCTGATCGTACGTGTTCATTGACATTATCTGTTGCTGAGCAAAACCCTCCATGTCGAAATTGATCTTACCCAGAACTACCTCGCAACCCATTACAAAGACAATCATGTATCGTTTCCAATTTTCAACAGATGAGTCCAACGATAGCTTTTTCGTTAACATTTCATATTTTTGCGACATGAGCTTGGGGTCAGAGTATAACGTGAACTCGGGAATGTTGGCATTAGGATGCATTCTTCTTAAAACCTCGTATCTAAAATAGATGGCGTTTCGATCCTTCTGTGTCTTCTCGTCATCCACGTAATTGTACGATTTGTTAATCTTTACCTTTTTATTTTCTATTAGTTCTTTAAGAGTGGGAGGTTGAGATTGGGACATCGAAATGGGATCATCCTCTTTATCCTCACCAAGGAGTGAATTGAGTCGGTCTTCTAATGAATTAGATTGCTCACGCTTTCCATGATGTTCTCTCAGATGCTCACGCTCTCCCAGATGCTCGTGTTCTTCCAGATGTTCTCCCAGATGTTCACGCTCTCCATGATGTTCATGCTCTCCCAGATGTTCTTCCAGATGCTCATGCTCTCCCAGATGCTCACGTTCAGCCAAGTGATTAATTGGCTCTTCCAATTGTATCTCTGGGTCGGATGTGGAATCTTTTTTAATTTGTTCTAACGTTTCATGAA